CTAAAGATGTTCTAAAATGGGAAAACGTTCCAGATATAATTATCAAGGGTATCGCATCTAATGCAGGGTATGCATATTTATATGCTAAAGATGTTCTAAAATGGGAAAACGTTCCAGATATAATTATCAAGGGTATCGCATCTAATGCAGAGTATGCATATAAATATGCTACATTTGTTCTAAAAGGGGAAAACGTTCCAGATATAATTATCAAGGGTATCGCATCTAATGCAGGGTATGCATATTTATATGCTACATATGTTCTAAAATGGGAAAACGTTCCTTCTATAATCATAAAAACATTACAAGATAATGGTCAGAATATCCCCTCAAATACAACAATCAAAGAAAACACCAATCGTATTAGAGCTTCTATATCAAATCCCCAAATAATGGAAAGAATGTCCCAAAGACAAATACTAGAAAATTTACGTGATTGGTTTGCTCCTCATGTAGATAAGGAAGGTAAAAAATTTAAAGGTTGGATCAATTGTAAAACGGGAGGTCCATGTGGTAGGAAGGATACCTCAAAAGGTTCTTATCCCGCATGTAGAGCTACAAAGGCAGACTGTAAAAAAATAAAAGGTAAGATGTATAAAAAGAAAAGTTCCAAAAGAGTTAATTGGAAAAAAAAGAATAAATAATAATATGGCACAATATAATAATAAAGATCAACGCAATTTGGAAGAACTTCTTGAGGAAGGATGGATGGATCGTCTCAAGGCACGGGGAGCCGAAGCTTTGGGTTCTGTCAAAGGTCTGGGTCAACAAGTCAAAGGTGGCTTTCAACAGGCTGCTGGTTCTGCTCTGAGCAAAGCTGGTAGTGCGGGAGCCAAGGCATTTGGGGGATCGGAAGATAACACTTTATCCAATAAAGGACGGGAATTTTCCCAACAAGGTAAACAAGCATCTGGGGAAGGTAGTGTCTCTGGTCACAACGCCAAAGTTAAATATCTTCAACAGAATATTGACAAACGAATTCAATCTTTTGTGGATGATATCAAGAATGATATTAAAAAGCTTGGTCTGGACATTGGTAATATTGAAATCATATCTGGTATCAACGATGCACTTGGACAACTCAAGAAAAGCGTGAGCGGTGCAACACCTCCTCCTTTACCACAACAATCTAAGGCTACTCCACCCCCATTGCCCAAACAACAAGCACCTGAACCGGATGAGGATGAACCGGAAAATCCTGTGGAATATTCCTATAAAAAAGCTACCAGTAAGAAGTCCAGACCACAACCAACAGCTAATCCCCGTAAAGGTAAAGTGAGAAAAGACCCCTTTGCGAAATATGCTGCTCCTGAACAGGAAGAGGATTTGGACAAAATGTTCTGGGATAATTGATTTGACTTCGTGATAATCTATGGTGAATATGATTATTATGAATACAAACTAAGAACGTCAAAGGTGACTCACGCGAACCCTGATGCTTGATTCATCACACGCTTTCCAAAGCGTTGATGTCCACCGTCTTGTTAGGCTTCTTCCATTTGGCGAACTTTCTTGAGGGCTGCTTTGAATCTATCTTCATCAAAATCTTCGGTCATAATTGCAGCATCACTTACTGATTCAACCAAATCGGCGGTAGCTAGTGCTAATTCTTTAATATTCTTTTCGGTATCCTTAATCTCATATAATGTCACTTTCAATTCTTTCATGTTGAAAGCCTTGACTCTATCAATGAACGCGATAAGTAATCCCGTGAAGATAGAAAGCGATATTAAAATAATGAAAGAACACTCTGATATTGATTGGTCTTTCAAGAGTTTTGTCGATCCCAATATTCCACTCAAAGCAAAGATAGTTGCGATAATGGCTTTCATTAGCTTGCCGTTCGTGTTTGGTGGCATGGTGTTGATGTTTGGAGTGATGATGCTGACATTACCCTTCGTATTGGTAAAGGATTTGATTTTTAGCCTAACCAATAGCACACATACGCTCAAAAAAGAGCCGTAATTCATCTGAAACGCAGAGAGCGTTATGTGATGCGCCGTGTTCTAAACAAACAATTCCTCAAGCTGCAACAAGCAAGCAATGGCACAAATCTCCCTGTCCGTCACGGACATCATCTTAAACAGGCTCTCCGCAATGATAAGGATAGCCTGTTTTTTCATGGTATCATCAATGGAGAGATCGTAGAAATAATTCAAAAGGTCTTTCAACAGTGATTCGTGATCGGAATCGAATAATTCCTCGTTCTCAATCAAGAATTTACGTGTTTTCAAAGTATCTCCCGATTGGAGATTGGTGTAAATCAAATCCATCACCTGATTGGTGTCTTTTTTCGTCTCAATGGAGAGAATGCCGGATTTGGAATATTTTTCCAACTCATTGATACATTTCCTGATATCGGGATAATGGCTTTTGATCAGGGCAACCAAAGGTTTCTTCTGATCATTGGGAATCTCAATATTTTCTTTTTTCAGAATCTCCAGACACCTACGGGTGACATCTTTTAGGGATGTGTGGAGCGTGAGACTCTGACAACGGGATTGTAGGGCAGGAATGATACGATGTTTGTAATTGCCCGTGAGAATGAAACGTGTGGTGGATGAATAGGATTCCATGACATTCCTTAAAATTGCCATAGATTGTTTTCCTAAAAAATCTGCCTCATCAAGTATGACAATCTTTAATCCCCCATCAAAGCTCATGGTTTGGGAAAATCCAATCACCTTATCTCTGATTGTATCAACACCCGACTCATCGGACGCATTGATATAAAGATAATCACAATTTAAGATATCTTTTGCGATAATTCTAGCGAGGGTTGTTTTCCCTGTTCCCGGTGTGGATGTTAATAACAGATTTGGGACATTCTTACCAAAATTTTGAATAATTTTTCTAGTATTATCATCTACCATCAGATCATCCAAGGTCTGTGGTCTGTATTTTTCCACCCAAATTTGCTCTTCCATGATTGGAAATTATCACACATTCAAGACAAATCAAGCCCGATTGAGTGATTTGAGCGTTCATCGATAGTTCTAACAAGATTAGCACAATCCAATAAACTAGAAAATGTGCCAACGTCGAACCAAAATCCATCCAATTTCTCAACTCCAACACCTTCTTTTTCATTCATCAAACGAATCAGGTCAACGATTTCCAGTTCTCCCCTAGCAGATGGTTTGACTTTCTTAGCAATTTCCACCACTTCATTGGAAAACACATAAAGACCAATCACAGCATCTTCAGAAATAAATTCTTTCGGTTTTTCCACAATCCGAATAATATTATCGTTTTCATCCGTTTCAACTACCCCATAGGCAGACGGGTCTTTTACCTTGTAGGTGTAAATAGTGTTTGGTTGGGGATGAATGGGGGAATTACCGATGATAACATTATCCCCAAGAATGAGGCATATTTCATCTGCCTCCTTGATAAATTCCTCCCCAACAATGAAAGCATCCACCAATCCCTTTGGGGAATCTTGAATAGCGTAAGAAAGATTCAGTCCGAATTTACTTCCATCTCCAAGCAGAATCTTAAATTGTTTCTGTTGATCCTCATCGGCATTAATAATGAGAATATCAACATATCCCATATCTTTCAGTGTTTGGAGTGGAAATGCGATGCATGGCTTGTTAAAAATTGGTAGAAGTTGCTTCGATATAACCTTGGTTACAGGATAAAGACGGGTCGCTTTCCCACCGGAAAGCACAATTCCACGTTTAATATTTGATTGCATATTTTTCTTCTATTTCTTGTTTGATTCTTTTGTCTTCCGCTTGCTTCTCAAGCATTTTATCAAAGCATTCTTTCATCACATCTTTCTCAGACCGCATCTCGTAGATTTCTTTTGATTTTGAGCCATCCAGAACGCAATTACTTCTACCAGTGGCAATGGAGAGATCAGCAAGATATACAAATTTCCAATTATCATTATGGAATCCGTATTCTCTCATGATATCACACACTTCCTGAGTAGTCAATGCTCCCGGATTCACAACATTGTAAATATCTTGTCCCCTCCATTTACCAGTTTTTTTAACCAATAGATTTTTGACAAATTCACAGAAATCGGGAATATATGTCTTGGAATTTTCAAAATTAATCAGATCGTTGTATTGTCTGATCTTATCCAGATAATTTCTTCCTGATGATTCATAATGAAAAGGCATACGAACCCTTAGAATGACATTATCCATACTTTTCGATAGATTCTCAAAAGCGTGTTTGGATTTGGAATAGAATGATGCGCGATTACAAAACAGTCCGTAATTGGGAGCATCCTCTTCGTCCCACACCTTTTCATATCCATCATAAACACAACCAGAAGAGACATGAAGATAATTTACATCCCGTAAATTACATACGATATTTACCGCTAAAGGAGATGCGGTGTTTAAATCCCAACACAATTCTTTTTTTACCTCTGCTTCATCAATATTGGGTCTTCCAGTGAATCCCGAACAGTTAATCACCGTGTCGATAGCATTATTGAGAAGAAATTTATTGAGAATATAATCTTTATGATAATCCATCTCTTCCGCTGATTTGATAATAACATTGAAATTATTTTTTAGATGATTGTGAAGATGATTACCAACGTAACCTTTTCCTAAAATTAATAAATTAAGCTTGCTCATATGTGTTTTCAATAAATTCCCGAACGTTTTCCAGATTACATGTGTCATTCTCATGTAGAAAATCCTGCATTCCTTCACACAAATCATCCGCCATCTGGGAGATTTCCTCATCATCCACGGTATGGAGGAAATCCTGTAAATCCGTTATGGATTTGATGATTTTCTCCTCGTGGAGTTCCAATTTCTTTAGTATTGTATTTTTCTTCATTGATGTGAGGATTTATTTAGACAATTAAGAATGTCAATAGAATTTTGGTGCGGTTTGTTAAATAATCGTATGCCGAAGATTTCTCAACTGCCACCCACACCATTATCAATCGTTGGTAATGAGTTGGCGATCATCAACCAAAATGGAACCACCTATTCCAGCGTTTTGAGTAATTTTACAGGGGGTACAGGTGGAACATCAAGTGGTTCAAATGTGAGTTCTTTATCAGCCAATTGGCAAAATACATATACTACTGTTCAAGCTAATAGTGCAACTTGGAATTATCAAGGAACCGATCTAAAATCCCTATCAGCCAATTGGCAAAATACATATACATCATTCTCCGCAAATTCCGCGAATTATGCCAAATTTAATGTTAATAATAATTTTTCATCCACTCAAACATTTGCTACGAGCGCAATAAATATTGGCGCGTTCCCTATCAGTACCGTAAGAAACAACAGTATTTTTGGTGGTATTAGCGCAGGTAACAATGCCACCAACGCATGTAACTCCAACTTCCTTGGTTATCAGGCAGGTTCCAGTGCCACCAACGCATATTGCTCCAACTTCATTGGTTATCGAGTAGGTTCCATTGCCACCAACGCACGTAACTCCAACTTCCTTGGTAATCAGGCAGGTTTCTGTGCCACCAACGCATGTTACTCCAACTTTATTGGTTGTCAGGCAGGTTACAATGCCACCAACGCACATAACTCCAGCTTCATTGGTAATCAGGCAGGTTCCAGTGCTTTATCCGCATATAACTCCAACTTTATTGGTAATTTTGCAGGTAACAGTGCCACCAACGCACGTTACTCCAACTTTATTGGTTGTCAGGCAGGTAACAATGCCACCAACGCACGTAACTCCAACTTCCTTGGTAATCAGGCAGGTTTCTGTGCCACCAACGCACGTTACTCCAACTTTATTGGTAATCGCGTAGGTTACAATGCCACCAACGCACGTTACTCCAACTTTATTGGCTGTAGCACAGGTTGTGGTGCCACCAACGCACGTTACTCCAACTTCCTCGGTAATTATGTAGGTTCCAATGCCACCAACGCATGTAACTCCAACTTTATTGGTAATCGCGCAGGTTACGATGCCACCAACGCATATAAATCCAACTTTATTGGTTATAACGCAGGTCGCAATGCCACCAACGCATGTAACTCCAACTTCATTGGTTATCAGGCAGGTTCCAGTGCTTTATCCGCATGTTACTCCAACTTTATTGGCTATAACGCAGGTCGCAATGCCACCAACGCATGTAACTCCAACTTCCTTGGTAATCAGGCAGGTTACGGTGCCACCAACGCATGTAACTCCAACTTCCTTGGTTGTCAGGCAGGTCGCAATGCCACCAACGCACGTTACTCCAACTTCCTTGGTTATCAGGCAGGTTACAATGCCACCAACGCATGTCACTCAATATTTATAGGTTATAAAACAGGGTTAAATGCTTCCCTATCGGCTTCAATTGCCCTCGGCTCTTGTGCTACCCCAACATCACATAATCAATTAGTATTGGGTTCTGCGGCATTTCCGTTATCTGTGATTCCGGGAGGTATTTTAACTTCTTCTTTATCGGGTTTAAGAATTCGTATAAATGGTCAAATGCGAACTATTCCCTTGATTTAATCATTACAATCGTTAAATGGGTTTTATGACTAAACATGTTATATTTCACATTGAAGGAGGATTGGGCAAAAATATCGTAGCCACTTCAGTTATTCGTTCTTATAAAAAAGAACACCCAACCCATAACATTATAGTAAATTCTGCATATCCCGATATTTTTCAAGGAAATCCTCATATCGACAGGTGTTATTTATTGGGCAACACTCCATATTTTTATGAGGATTTTATTTTCGATAAAGATTGTGAAATATTTGCACATGACCCATACAAAACAACTGCACATATTACCAAACAACAACTTTTGGTCAAATCTTGGTGTGATATGATAGGAGTTACTTACGATGGATTGAATCCTGATATTCATTTTAATTTTAGAGAGATGGAAATAACTAGAGCGTTATTACCCCAAATTGATAAACCTCTTCTTATTTTCCAACCATTTGGTGGACCAGCTAACCAAGAACTCCCCTATTCATGGACTAGGGACATCCACCCATCAGTCGCTCAACAAATAGTTGATTCTTTCAAAGAAAAATATAGTATTTTACATGTTTGCTACCCCCACCACCCCCAATTACAAGATGTAATTCGTTATGATCAAAATCAAAATAAAAAGATTTTGTGTGCCATGTTAAAGTTTTCCAAAAAAAGAATTTTGATTGATTCGTCCCTACAACATGCTGCTGCTGCCATGGGATTATCATCGACGGTGGTTTGGGTTGGAACTCAACCAGAAATATTTGGCTATGATATACACAACAACATAAAACCTCCGATTACTTTCCCAGAGGGTAATATCAATTCATATTTATATGATTATAGTTTCAATGGAATTGTCCATGAATGTCCATATGATAATATTGACCAAATTTTCAACATTGAAAATATCATAAAATGAGAGAAATATTCTATATGGCAGGATTGCCTAGATCGGGAAGCACCATTTTAATGAATTTGATGGCACAGAATCCTCGTGTATTTTGCACTCCCACTTCAGGGTTAAATCAATTGATGAATAATATTAAAACATCATGGAGTAACATCATTGAACATCGAGCAGATAAGAACGCAGGAAGTGATAATAATTTAAAACGTATCCTCCACACCACGCTTCAGTCTTATCACGATACTGATAAACCATATGTCATTGATAAATGTAGGGGATGGGGTTTTTCCATTGAGATGTTGGAAGCTATCACTAATAAGAAAACCAAAATCATAGCTCCCGTTAGAGATATGAAAGACGTTCTTGCTTCCTTTGAATCGCTTTATCGCAAAGGTTCCTATAAATTCAACCCCCAAGGACCAATGCCACAATGTTTAACAACGGAAGGTAGGATGATGCATTGGGCAAGCTCAGAGGGAGAGGTTGGTGCAGCATATTCCATATTAAAGGACGCTCACCTTAGAGGGTTGGGTGATCGGTTCCTACTGGTGGATTATGATTATCTCACACATAATCCCCAAATTGTTATGAACACGATATGGGACTTTCTTGATATACCCAGATGTGAACATGATTTTGACAATATTATAAACCAAACACCGGAAGATGACGGTGTTTATAATTATGTTGATTTACATAAAATCAAAAGCAAAATCATACCATCAACATCAAAAGCTGAACAGATTTTAGGTCAAGAATTATGTGAAAAAATTGTTGGTTATGAATTTTGGAAATAATTACTAAATACTGATATGTCAATATTGGGTAACAATACACTACCGCAAGCACCACCAACTCCTAATAAAGAGCAAATGTTGAAACAGGTGTCAAACCAGATTTTCTCATTAGCCAAGCAAACTTTCAAAACTTGCGTCAAAGCTCAGAGAGATGGTGTCAATCTGGTGTTTGAACATCCGCATCTGGAACCACAAGAAATTCTGGATCATTTGGAGGATAAAGCATTGAAAGTGTTCCAATACCATGGAGGTCTTACTGAATTCGTCGCACAGATCGCACAAAATGATGGAGCCATTGTCGAATTGAAATCCATTCCTCAAGCATATACCGCGAATCTCAGTGCTGGAACAATCACACTAATTTAATATTATGAAAAAACAACCTACATTGGGAGACATCTATGGACAAATGCTGAAAGGCGTTCAGGTCGTTCAGGAGAACGCACAAGAAAATATCAACAAGTCCAAGAAAGTTCCCAAACAATCCAAGAACGCTTTCAATGAAATCAATCCTCTTCAAAAAGGTGGTCCATCCGAAAAGGGTGGTTATCACAAAGCTCTCAATGATGATTATGATGATTGTCAGGAAGATGAAGAGCGTAGATATGATAATCTAGATAAGCTCAAGGAAAAACTCAAAAATCCAAATCTTTCTGATAAACAGAAACAAACCATTGAAAAAGCGATCAAGGATATTGAGAGTGGAATCCAATCGGAAGAAGCGGAAGAGAGAATTCACAAAGAATCTAAAAAAATTGCGAGAGCTAGACTAAATACATTTATGACTAAGAAATCTACATTTGATAAGTTGTTTGAATCCGTTATGGGTGGTGCTTTTGACCAAGAGGATGCCCAAGAAGTTGATGCCCTTGGACTTGGCGATGCTCCCATGGACGATGAGTTTGGGGATGATGAATTTGGGGATGACGAAGACCAAGTTACATTCACTCTTGATCGCGCCACAGCACAAAAGCTCCATGATGTTTTGATGGGAGTTCTTGATGGTGGTATGGAAGACGAAGGAGATGATCTGGATTTCGATACCGAAGACGATTTCGGAGGAGACGACGAAATGGACGAGGACAACGAAGAAGAAGACGATTTCTCTTATGACGAAGACGAAGAGCGCGGCACTTTCCCAACTGACAAGGTTGGTAATGATGGAACCGTGGGTGCCAAGGATGGTAAAGGTGGTGGTCAACAACACAAGTTCCAAGGTCGTAGCAACAAAGTCAATGGTCGCCCTCAACCAAAAAACCAAAAAACCAAGGTAGTGGGAACCACTGACAAGGTTGGTAATGATGGTGATTACGGTCATGCTCTCCATGGTGCAAAGCAACCCGATATGGGCAAGCAGAACAAAGTTTCAGACATCAGACAATCGGAAGATTTCTTCCGTTGATGTGAATTAAAAAAATAAAACCTAAGAAGAGGGGATCATGATGATTCCCTCTTTTTTTGTCTAAATACTACTATGAAGTCCTTTCTGGAATTTTTTGAAGAGCGCAATGGTGTGATACTTGAGTATCGGCACAAAGATGGATTTGGTGATATTAAGCAATCCCTCCATGCCAATAACAAGAAGGGGGGTAATATCACCCGTGATCCCCTGACAAGAAAGATACCATGGAACAAAGGACCATATAAGAAGATCAGAACAGCAGGAGAGATTTTGATTGGGGATGATCTATTAAAAGAATTGGGACAACTCAATGGTGTCGAATTTAAAGATGGTAAGGAGATCAAAAGAAAAAACAGTAATCAAATCCTAAAGTTGTTCACCAATCTTCATGGTCAACAGTGTGGAAAAATAGTGGAAATTTCTAAGTAATACCATGGCTGGATGTCCTACAATACCTTTATCATGTCTTACTCCTGAAAACATCTTTGCTGGTGTTTATCGCCCAAATTGTGGGGGGTTTGCCGATCCTTCAAACTTTCAGGCTGAAAGAGCCATATTCAATTCCCAATTTGGGGAGCTTATCAATAACTATGGGGTGACAATCGGATACCAAGTCAATACGTTTGAACCCAATCAGATGAATTCCATCTATGGGGAACATACCACGATGTATTGGTTGAGTGCCGTGGAAATTAAAGCCTATATTCAGATGGAGAATGGTTCCCCCATATATGCTTTGGCTGGTATGGATTCTCCTGATACCCTAACACTATATCTACACATTGATGATTTTGAAACGAAATTTGCATCCTTGAGTTATTTCCAGAATCATCCATTGGAACCTAAATCACAGGATAAAATCATTGTGTATCCCTTTGGGTGTGATAGACCAAATGGTAGAAGTGCCAATATATTTGAAGTAACGGAGGCTATGGATGAAGATCAGGCGGAACTCAATCCAGCAATGGGTCATTATGTGTGGAGACTGAAAGCTGTTCGCAGTGAGCATAACTTCGTTACCAACGAGCCAAGGGAAGCATTCAATCAACAAATTGCAGACAATTCTTATTTTGGCAAGCTGTCATCCGTCATGTTCCCCAAACTCTCAAGTGTGTTGGCGGATAACAAAATTTATACACAAAATTCCGATGAAATCGTGCAAACGGATGTGTTTCCTCCATCTACGGGAGGTAGTGATGGTAGTGTATATGGGAATTATTTCTAAATAGATAATATGGGTAGGAAAAAGGATACATATATGGGCAATCCTAATTTGCCTACAGCCAATGCGGTCTTTGAATATACACCAGAGATGGTGGCTGAGATAGCTAAGTGTCGGGATTCCCTTCTTTATTTTGGAGCTAACTACTTTTACATTATTGATCCAGATGAAGGTAAGAAGGTTATTCCATTGTTCGATTATCAGACAAGATTGCTTAAAGCATTTGAAGAGTTCAAACAAAATATAGTTTTGAGCAGCAGACAATCTGGGAAAACCACGGTAGCTACTATCTTGGCATTACATGAAGCATGTTTTAAGGATCATAAGAATATCATTATCGTTGCAAACAAGGAAGAAACCGCAAAAAATATTTTCAAACGTGTTAAATTGGCATATACCGAATTACCCAACTGGTTAAAACCGGGTGTTGCAAAATGGGGTGATACGAGCATGGAATTATCTAACGGTAGTCTTGTTGAAATTTCTACCACAACTGGTAATGCTGCACGGGGAAAAACTATCAACTGTCTTTTGATTGACGAATTAAGCTTTATTCAACCCGCATCCATTGTCGAAGACTTTTGGAGGTCTGTTTATCCTACGATTTCCCGTGCCAAAACATCTAAAATTCTCATCACATCCACTCCAAATGGTGTTGATAACTTATTCTATAAATTGTATAATGGGGCATTGAAAAAAGAAAATAGATTCCACTATGAGCGAATTGATTGGTGGGAGGTTCCGGGAAGAGACGAACAATGGAAACAAGAACAAATCAAAGATTTGGGTTCTCACGAAGCATTCGCTCAAGAATATGGGAACGAATTTATTGATAATAGTCAGGAGTCAATCGACCTTGCACTATTTGACAGGCTTAAAAACGAATGCCGCGATCCCAAACATGTCCTTAAAGAAGGTGCTTATAAAATATGGGAAGAATATGATCCTGAGAAAATATATGTTATTGGGGGAGACGTTTCCGAAGGTCTTGGTCTAGATGCATCCGTTCTCCAAATTCTGGATGTCACCAATCCCAAGGAAATCATACAAGTTGCGGAATACTGGACAAACACAAAAGGACCATCGGAATTTACCAATGAAGTGGTGGATGTTTGTGGAAATTGGGGAAATCCCCTACTTCTCATAGAACGTAATAATCAAGGAACGGGAGTATGTGATACTCTGGCGAACGCCCATCTGTATCAGAATCTTGTGTCTTGGGGTGCCAAGGAAGCGCATAAGAACAAGCAGAATGGTATGATTTCCCATATCAACACCAAATACAAAGCGGTGGAGAACCAAAGATATTTTGTCAATGAAGCGCAATCAGTGGTATTCCGTAACATAGACACCCTGAAAGAGTTTAAGACATTTGTGCGATACCCCAAT